ACGACGGTAAAAGGCATCTTGAAAAAGATTGCAAGTTCCGCCGGGGTGGGGCTTTATTTTTCCGGGCAGGATTACCCTATTGACGAGCTGGAACAATCCGGGGAGACGAATCAATCTTTTGCTTTCAAATTGTGCAGTTCCTACAATCTGGCAATGAAGCTATACAATAAAAAGATTGTTGTTTTCGATCAGACGGACTATGAGAAGAAAAAAGCAAGCCTTACCATCAAAAAAACGCAATGCGAAAGCTGGCGCATTAAAAAGAAAATGACAAAGGCTTATGACGGGGTATCTATCAGTTACACGGATTCCAAAACGGAAAAAACGCTGAAATACAAATACATGCTCAATAAGGGGAGCCGGATCCTAAAGCTGAATGAATCCGCTGAAAGTTTGCAGGATGCGGAAATCAAGGCGAAAGCTAAACTGTTAGAATACAACCGCTCATGCCAGACGGCCACGGTAAAGGTAAAGGGCGACACAAAATATATAGCCAGTAAATGCTGCAACCTTTCCGGGTTCGGCAAGCTGGACGGGAAATATTATATTGATACGGTCACGCACAGCAAGGATCCGGGCGGCGGATATAATTGTTCGCTGGATCTGCACTTGTGCATCATTGTAAAGGGCGTGACGGTTGCAAAGGTGGATTCCGGAAAGACCACAAAAAAGGCTTCGAGTTCATCTACGAAAGGAAGGACTTACACTATTGTTTCCGGTGATACGCTATGGAAAATCAGTACAAAATTTCTAGGTTCCGGTTCTAAGTATATGCAGATATACAATCCAAATTCCGGAACGATAGAAGCGGCGGCAAAGGCGCACGGGAAATCTTCGTCCAACAATGGACACTGGATTTATCCGGGAACCACATTAAATATACCAGGATAGGGGGATGCAAATGTCTGATGTAATAAGGGCTGGCTTCATATCAGCAATAAATTATGAAAATGGCACGGCACAGGTCGTTTACAAGGATCGGGATGATGAAGTTTCCCCCTATTTGCCATTTTGGTCAAATGAATACAATATGCCGGATATTGACACGCTTGTTTATGTGGTGCATCTTCAGAACGGCAGCACAAAGGGGATGATTTTAATTCCCCCATTCACAAATGAAAATCCCCCGGTCGAGGGAAAGAAAGGGATCTGGCGAAAGGATTTTGGGGATGGTTCCTATTTGCGCTATGACTATGAGAAACAGCATTTAGACATTATTACCCATTCCGTACACATTGAATCACTGGAAATCGCCGGGGATCTGACGGTCGAAGGGGAAGTTGCCATAACCGGAAATGTCCACATCAAAGGGCATCTTACCGTTGACGGCGGTATTTCAGGATAGAAAGGCGGGCTGGGATGATAGGATATTTTGGGGACGTTATTTTTGAAACGTCCAGTAAAAAAATATGCACGTTTAATAACATGAAGCGTTCTATATCTGCATCTTATTCCGAACATAAACGGTATAAAAAGAAATCCGAACGGGAATTTGAGGGCCCGGAGAACCAGACCGTTTCTTTTGACATGAAATTTGTTGCCGGCCATGGTGTAAAGCCCTGGAGCATGGTTCACAAAATTACTCTGTATTGTGAAAAAGGTACGGTTTGCCCGTTTGTGCTTGGTGGTCATAAGGTGGGCGGCGGCAAGTGGACAATAGACAGCATAGAAGAAAATTACAAAGAGGTATGGAACCGGGGCGAGCTTGTTTCCGTGGAAATCACGGTCACAGCCACGGAATACCACTAGGAAGGGGGCGGCTTGCTTATGCTGGTTATAGACGGGGTTCAGATAGTTATAAATGGGGTGTATGAGCGGGAACTTCGCAAGGACATACTGGACAAATGCGAATTTCTTTTGACGCTGATAAAAGGCACAATCCCCATGAACCGGGATATAGGCATTGATCCGGGCATTGTGTCACAGCCGGCCTACATTGCACAGCAAATGTATACCATGAGCGCAATAGAACTGATAGAAAAGTACGAAACGCGCGCACAGGTCGAGGAAGTCCAGTTTGTAATATCCGGCGCCGCCGGAAATATGGTTCCGAAGGTGGGGTTGATATATAATGGCGAATGAAATCCAAAAACTTTATGACTTGCCGGAAATTTCTTTTGTTGAAGGGATAACTTTTGATGGAATTTTAGATGAAATGGTCGCAGATTTTGAAGCGAAATATGCAAAAGAAACCGGGCGGAAAATCAAATTAAGGCCGGGCGATAAAGAACATATCCATTTAAGGGTTTTGGCCGGTCAGTATTACCAGATGTATCAGCAGTTAGATTATGCGGCAAAAATGAACCTTCTGAAATATTCCAAAGGGGATTTTTTAAAGCACTTGGGGGCTTTCAAGAAAACATTCATCCAGGAGCCGCGGCCGGCGGTCGTGAAAGTGCGGTTCACGCTTTCGGAAGTCCGAAAAGATGTCATATATATTCCAGAGGGTACGCGGGTAACGGCTGGGGATGGGATCTATTTTGCAACGGATGAATACGCCGAAGTTGCCGCTGGGGAAAAATATGCTGATGTAGCTTGCACTTGTGAGAGCGTCGGGGATGTTGGAAACCATTATGCGCCGGGGGCGCTTGAAATAATCGTTGATCCCGTGCCATATGTGGAAAGCGTGGTAAACATTACGGAATCCGATGGTGGATCCGGCGAGGAATCGGAAGAAAGTTTCCGGGAGCGGATCTTTCTGGCGCCTTCGTCCTATTCCGTGGCGGGCCCGGCTGATGCTTACGAATATTGGGTAAAACAGTATAACAGCGCGGCTATTGAGGATGTGAAAATTTATGAGCCGGTGGAAGCGGTTGTTGACATACGGATCCTTCTGCAAGGCGGCGCCCTTCCGAGTGATACATTTTGCGCCGGATGCTTGGCTTATCTGAAGGAAAATCCGATCATCCCCCTAACGGATAATAACTATGTTTTGCCGCCGGATGTCGTGAATTATGATCTGAAGGCCACATACTACATAGCCAGATCGGATATAAACAATGTGAAATCAATCCAGGAATCCATAGAATCAGCAAAGGACACATATATAAACTGGCAAAGGACAAAGATCGGACGTGACATAAATCCGGATGCACTGATTGAATTTGTCCGGGCGGCCGGTGGGAAAAGGTGCGCCATACAATCCCCCGTTTTCACAGTGATCCCGGAAACATCCGTTGCACAGGAAAGAACCGTTGAATTTGTCTATGGGGGCATTGAGGATGATTAAATTATCAGATTACAAGACGCAGAACGCACTTCCGATCCAAATGAGGACGCCGGAGCGGATCGCCCTTTCCTATGCTTTTGACAGGCAGAAAAAGTTATATATTGAGCGGATGCAGCGGGCCTATATATGGGCTGACCTGGAAAAAGTGGATGATAACAAGCTGGACTTTCTGGCGGTGGAAAACCGGGTGCTTTTTTATAATTCAGAGCTTGCGCCGGACGTGAAAAGGCAGTTGATCCGCAATTCGATCTATTGGTACATGAAATTAGGGGCGCGGCAGGTCATGGAAGAAATTGTGGACACGGTTTTCGGAAACGAAAATACATCCGTCGAGGAATGGTATACATACGCCGGGGAACCTTTCCATTTCCGGATCGCCGTGGGAACGGTCGTGACACAGACTTCGATCAAGGAATTTCTGCAATACTTAAACCGCGTCAAAAATGCAAGGTCACGTTTTGATTATATGGTTTTCCAGAATGGGATCACATTGACCATTTACCAGGTATCAGAATACCAGGATTTTATATATACGTTTTGCGGGGAATTTGAGTGTGGCACATATCCAAATACTGAAATAGGATTTCAACCGCAGGAAATCACGCTGACATTAGAAGGGGATGCAGATACCGGCCGCACGGCATACGACGAATCCGGAACAAAACCGGATATATCCGTTGGGGCCGTGTTTGTGGAAAATCGGCTGGAAATCCAGCCGGAAAGTGCAGAAAACAGTATTTCTTATCCCACGGATGCAGAAACTGAAAGCGGCACATATCCGGATCCGGCGGCATTGCTGCATCCATCCGCAGCGGATCTTTCCATCCAGCCGGAAAGTGGGGAAAACAATTTCCCGTATCCGGACGAAGAGGAAGCCGGGGTGTACCCGGATGTTGCGGCGGCGCTACATCCATCCGAAGCGGAAATATCCCTGGAAGGTTCCACAACCGAAGAAACATCCGTATATGGCCATTCTGGCACGGTTCCGGACGTTTCCACGGGCTTTTCCGTTGCCGGTGCAGAAATTACCGCACAGGGCGAAACGGCCGCAGGAAAAGGCTTGTATGAGGTCACAGGCACATATCCGGATCCGGCGGTTGGAACAAAATTCATTGAAGTTCAGGTCGGGCTTGACAATGTTTCCGAGGGGGGAAAGACAATATATCCCACGGATGCAGAAGCCGAAAGCGGATCTATTCCGGATCCAGCGGTCGGCATGGCGGCAGCAGAAAGCGGCGTTTCCGTTTCCGCAGACGGCGCCGGCCTTGACTTATATTATAGCACTGACGCGGACAAAGAGGCCGCGGAAGAATGAAAGGAGATCAGACAATGACAGAAGCAAGCTATATTCCGTTGACAGAAGCGGCGCTTGATGATTTCAAAGAGTATATCAAACAATGCGTTGCATATGCGGAATACCGATCCGGGAATACCTGGACAAAGATCCCGATTTACAAAGTAGAAACGCTTCCGGATGGGCGCGTTGCGATTTTCGTTTTGCTTGACCATGACGCGCCGGATCAGATTACCGGGATCCGCTTTTACCATAGGGCGGGCTTCTTGTGGGCTGGTGGAAATGAAAGCCTTAATAAAGCGGAGTTTGAGGAAGGGATCCTTTACCGCTATACGCTGAAACTTGTTCAGTCGTCGGGCAAAAGCTAAAGAAAGGCAGGTGTAAAAAATGTATATTCCGGTATTTTGGAAAGACAGGATCGTCCAGTACCCGCGGCGTTTTTCTCATGAAAGCCTGGGGAATGGGCTTTATGATGTGAAACCGGCGCCGGGGGAAATCGAACAGCGCGGCACACAGCAGAGTTCAACAAATTTTGGCAATATGGACTTCGGAACGCTGGAAAGCAATCTGATGGCCGCATTTATGGCCATGAACCTTCGGTTGGCGCAAGATTCCCTTGACGATATGCGGGGGCAGATCATCACAGCGGAGCTTAAAAACACGCAGAAATTCCCCGCGACAAATGCGGAAAAAACAATCACGCTTCCGCGAATGGTAAACAACACGGATTACAGCGTGGAAGCCGAGGTTGTATCTTCGGATGGCCCGGTGGAAAGCGTGGAAACCTATGGAAAGGCCCTAAACGCTTTCAAAGTCTGCTATTCCGGCAGCGCGCGCAATGTGACATTAAAACTTCATGTAACAGGAGGGCTTTACTGATGGCGGTAAACGTGATTATACGGTCAGACGAGCGCCGCGCACAGGAAGCGGCAATACTTAGGCAGTTTGGCGGC